CAACAGCAGCTTGATAGCGTGTATCAGTCGTACTTAACACTATTCCCAGCCCATTCTATATCTAAGCAGTTCATGAAGTCCAAAAATGTACGGGGTATGGAACAAGATATCGTGCGTGGTTATGGCGACACAATGCTTAAATGGTCTAGAAAATTAGCTAACACTATATATGCACCCCAGATTGATGGTGCTTTGGAAGAAATTAGAGAACAAGCTAAAGCAGCTAATGATCCTAGTGTGACGGCTGCTGCAAAGAATATTCTTGACCAAACAAGTTTTATGCACAACCCAACATACAGCGGATTAATTCATAGTGCAACAGCTCTTAGCTATTTTGAATATATTGCAGGTAATTTGTCATCGGCTTTAGTTAACTTAACTTCTTTACCTTTACTGGTTTTCCCTATATTGGGTGGTAAGTTTGGTTTTGCTAAGACTAGCTCTGCTATGTTAGATGCGCATAAGGCGGCGGCTGATTGGGTATTGAAGAAAAATAATACTATGGGTAAATACAATGCCCTGTATAAGATGTTGCAAGATCACGGACAGCTTGAGCATACACAAGCAAGAGAGTTACTAGAAGGTCGTCGTACTTCTACTGCGCAATATACTGGTCTTAAAGCTCGTATTGAAGATGGTATCTCTATGCCCTTCTCAGCAACTGAAAAATATAACCGTGCCGTTACCGCTATTGCTGCCTATAATTTGGCAAAGAACGCCGGTTACTCAGAAGATAAAGCTTTACGTCTTGCACTAGATACCGTCAAGGATGCACACACATCTGGTATGGCAGATACAGCTCCTAAGTGGATGCAGAATCCTATTGGTCGTGTGTTCTTTACATTTAAATCGTTTGCATGGAATAGCGCATTTATTGTAGCTAAGTCTTTCCATGATGCATTTAAAGGGGAATCAAAAGAGATTCGTGACGCAGCTAGACGCCAGTTGATTGGTATGTACGCTATGACTGGTTTGTTTGCTGGTGCTAAAGGCTTACCATTCATGGGTCTAGCAGAAGTTATAGGTCAGATGCTTCATGCTTTATTTGGTGACGACGATGAGCCATATGATTTTAATGAAGACTTACGGGCATTCTTAGGTGAACTGCTATATAAAGGTCCTGTTAACTATGCAACCAATTTGGAAATCTCCAACCGTGTAGGTCTTGCACAAGACTTGGTTTTCCGTGATGACCCCCGTGGTATTGCAGAGAATGGCTATGTTCTATCCGCTATGAAGAATGCATTTGGTCCAGCAGGTAGCTATATGGTTAATGCTGAGGGTGCAGTTAAGATGTTCAACGAAGGGCATACAGAACGGGCTATAGAAGCCCTGTTGCCTAGCTGGGCAAGAAATGGTATGAAGGGTGGTCGTTATATGACTGAAGGCGCCTTGACCCTTAAAGGTGACCCTGTGGATGCAGATGTAGGAGCATATAATTCCCTGATGCAGGTCATAGGGTTTTCCCCAGCTTCGCTATCTTCTCAGTACGAAACCACTTCCGTTGCTAAGTCTTATGAAAAGAAAATAGCAGATAGACGCCAGAGTCTTTTAAACAAATATGATATGGCACATCACGGCGGTGATTCTGACATGATGCAAGAAGTTAGGGAAGATATTGGCAACTTCAATAAAGCCCACCCTAAAGATAAGATTGACGGAACTACCCTACAAAAATCTATATCCGCACGAAAAGCTGCCGAGAAAAATATGATTAACGGGGTAACATTCAATAAGAAACTGTTGCCTGAGATTAAAGAAAAGTTCTTTGAGGAATAAAAAAACCCCCTGACTAGCAGGGGGCAACCTCGTTGGGAGGGGAGTGTTGGTTAGAGTATACCATCAGTTCGCCAAACCCTTACCCCATACTTACCTTTTTCTACAACGTGTTTACAGATAATGGTTAACCCAAGTCTGCGGGCCTCCGTCTGAATGAATCTTTCGGTTAAAGCCCTATCTATACACGGCACAAAGAACGAAGTCTCTGGCTTAAACTTCTCCCATTGAATCAGGAGAGGCACGTTCATTATCTTCAGCATTTAGTAATATATTCTCGTTAAAGAAATCCAATTTAGTAGTATCAAAGCAAAGAGCATTTACAGGGGCTTGAGTATTAGCAACCGTACCTGCAGTCATACGCTTCTTCTTAGTTCCTAAAAGACCACCACTCTTGCGGTATTGGGCTAAGGACTCCTCAAAGTTCATAAAGTTCTTGGCGCAATCATCACGGTAGCTTTTTACAACCACATACAAAAGCTTAGTATCAGGCTCATACCGTGCGGTTAAAGCACCCCGTGGCTCACGAATCGGACCATGCTCAAGACCATTCCTTGCATCCCTATTGCCATTGATGGTAAGAATCTCATGGAAGTGGCGCTGTAAGAATCCACCCAAGTACTCATCATTGTCAAACATATACTCTTTGTTGCGGTTACGAGTTTCTTTAATTAACTTAATCGCATAGTCAAACACAGGCTTAACAGGAATATCGTGCAGTCCTAGCTGACCAGCAATAGCCCCACCAGTAATTGCAATCGTAGCCATAGCAGACCAGTAACGCTCGGTGTTTTTAATTTCTGCGGCTCTGTCTACACGCTCTTGCATATTCTGCATTTGAGCAATAACCATAGGAAGCTGACCAACTAAAGCCTGAGCATACGGCTCAATGGCATGACCATAGTTATTCATAAGTTTGCCAAAATGTTGCTTAGACCATGTAGCATCTGCGTCTTCAGCCTTAACCTGTATCTCTAGAATCCTCATTAGCTCACCTTCTGGAAAGCTCTTTATAGATAATAGAGAATCAGTTATGGACCTGTTAGATGTAGTTACTAAACCTAAAGCCCACTTAGAATGGTTAAGCCGTTCTGCATTCTCATGCTGTTTCATACGGTTCTTACCTTTGCCTGACGTAATGTCGTACACCTGATTTGACATTTGTTCTGCTGGCATATTAGTAATCTCATCCATCGTAGCGCATAGACTTTGCATAGTACCAAAGCGTTGCATACGGAAGTTATATGTATCTTTAGGGGACATTAATAGTTCTTTTGGTTTTCCATATATGGAGTTAATTGCATGGAGTACGGTAGTTTTGCCTGAGCCTGACTCACGGCTAAGTAAGTTAAGCAAGAAGCCATCTAGGTTTGTGTACTTCATAAGCAGAGAACCAAAGCCCATAAAGAATCCAAACGCACGGTTCTCCATGCCCTCTCTACCATAAGAATTGATTACATCTTTCCACACATGGAAGTCACCCTTAGGCTGGAAGAATGGCACGATTGGTAGTGTTGGAGAAGATGGAGGACTATATACAACCTCAGTAGCACGAATCTCTCTATCGCCAACAATAATTGCCCCGTCGCCTTCTATCCAACCAAACTGTTTATGTGCCTTTTCAGCTTCAGAAGTTAATTGCAATTGCTCCACCCATTTAGTTACATACCCCATTAGTTCGTCCTGTTTCTTTCCTAGTACTGCTACACCATGCCCAGCAATCGTATCTCTAAATCTATCTTTAGCCAGTACCGCCGCTAATGGCATGATGAATTCTCTTACACCGTCTTTTGGTAAGTGCAATCTAAATAATAGGGTCTCGCCATGATCGGGGTCTTGCATACGCTTAACCACATAAAAGTCATATGGATAAACTAGAGCATCTTCTTCCTCATCGTCATCTTTAGCTTTCCTATGCACATAGATACCGCCTCCCTTACCTCTAAAGAATGGGTATGGATATTGAGGAATTGTGTAAGACTTTAACTCTAGCGTTGTCTTCTCTATATCCATTACTACTTCCTCAGGCTCGGCTTCTACAATTTCTTTGCCTAGCTGAATAGGAGATGTAATTTTTAATGTGCAACCTTCACAACCACTAGGGTTATCTTTCTTAAACGTCTCACAGGTATAAGGACCTAATGTGTCTTGGGCTTTCCCACTAGACTCTTCAAAGTTGTAGTCAGGATGCTTACTACCCATAATATGAATAGCTTTATTTCTATCTACACATCTTTCAGCAATACTTAACCATGCTCTCCACCGTGGCTCAGGTAGTGATTCTTGTTCTTCGTAAGCCGCTTTTATCTGATTACATCCTGTGCCTTCTAAAGACTTAATCAGAATAGTTTTAAATCTTGATTGACTGCTACCCATCAAAGCTAATGTAACGGCATCCATTGGGCGCTTAAACTCCGCCTTTTCCAACATCTTCATAATGTTGTCAGACGGGGCAAGGATTCCTTCTATATCCGCAAGTGGTATAGCTTTTGCTACATACATTACTTCTACTGGAATTGGGTTGTTTACGTCCTTCAAATGCAAAGACTCAGGCATCCTCAAAATACGGGCGGCATCAGCAGGCACAGCCATATCCACATCAAACTTGTTTTCTGTACACAGTTCTTTTAATCGTTCTGCGTAAGGCTTCCATTGTTGTCTATCAATCGCAGTATCAAGAACCCAATATAAATGCGCGCCTCTACCTGATTTAACAATCGTTGGCTTTGGCAAACCCGTTACTAGACAAAACCGTTTAGTGTCTAGTAACCCTGCATTTAAATCAGGGTATGGCTTTCCATCACCACAATCTAGGTCGATAAAGAAAGACTTTAAAGCAACTGCATTCTTAGCAAATCTGCCATGCTCGGCAAGACCAAACTTAGCCACACCAAAGAAAGCATTGTATTGTTTAGCCTGTAACCCATCGGATACAGCGCATAGTTCCTCAATACTAGAAACAAACTTCTGTTCAAACTTAGCTGAATCTAAACCACTATTACCCCAGCTACAATAATTCTCCCCTTCTTCAAGGGGCGGTAGTACCAACGATAGAAACTCTGTCCGAGAAAGCATAGCCGTCCTTAATTGCACCGTGTATTTTTATATAAAGGATTGGGCAGGAGCGTTACGGCACACGCTCTTTTCGGTAGCTAACCTAGCCCCCCTCACCACTCTACTTAAACTTAGCCAATATCTTATTAACTTTTTCGACAAACTTGCCCGAAACAGTAGACTTACCCCTAAACCACGAATAGACAGTCATTCTACTAACACCAAAAAACTCTGCCACATCGGATACGGGTATATCCTTATTAAGACAAACCCTACCTAATTGAACCCCAAGTAGTTTGGGGTCAGCGGATTTAATCTCCTCCGCCATTAGAAGAGAATATCCCTTAGGCATTATGCATCGTCCCAATCGCTAAGAATCTTAGAGATATCTTTCTTGGGTGCGGGGGCTTCGTCTTTTTTAGCAACACGCTTGACTGGCTCCTCAATCACTTCTTCTGTTTCTTCTTTGAGAACAGTCGTTGCCTTTTTAGCAACAGGGGCATCTAGCTTAGGTACTTTATCCGTCTCGGCTACGGTCATAGTAATAGCTTTTAATGCCTTATCAGAAGTACCTTGAGTAATAGCAATCTCATGCTCTTCTGCATCTAAAACACGTACTGGTTTAAATGCAATCTTAGGTGTAGCGGCTTCTGTATCAAAACGCATCTCAGTAACGACAGCAGTAATAGGTACACCCTTACTACCAATCATCTTTGCATACGTTTGCAGAGGCCATTTTCCAGGTTCTCCTGCGCCAAAGATTGATGAGGCTGGCAATGTTAACTGCATTACTTCACCACCAATATCATTGGCTAATACAACTGCTAAACGCTGACTAAAACGGCAAGCACGGCTATCGCCTTGACCCGAACCTTTAGCATTTTGTGTGCAATCCACGCAACGGCTAGCTTGTGGATTAACTGCTTTAGCATCAGGAACTTCTCCATCAGCAGACCAGCAATCAGGGGCTTTAGCATCGCCACCTTCTGAATACGTACCTGCATAGAATGTACGAGATACTTTTGGTGCGGCGGCTACAACTACTACATTCATAGCACGGTCTTCATTCTTGGCTACTTCTTTACCATTGACCATCATGCGCCATACACCGCCTTTGATAGAGATACGTTTCATACCACCCGTACCACCACTACCCATCAAGGCTCTTGTAGTTGCATCTAAATCCAACTCTTTAAGATATGAGGGAAGACCGCTACCTAATACTGATAATTCATTACTCATGACTACTCCTTACCTTTTGTAATAACTACACTCATTGTCGTATCCGCATATAGCCCCGGCGGATGCAAATCGGGGTTCTCCTCCAAAAACTGCTCCATGTTCACGTTGTGTAACCGTTGTTGTAGTAACGAGAACGCATCGTGTTCTTTAACAAATTGGAATAACTCATGCCAATCGCTTGTGTGGTAACTCTTCTTGATTCGTTTAGAAATAGTTCCGTACTTTGTTCTAATCAAACTAGACCCTTGATCTTTGCATAGCTGTACAAGTTCAGAAGAAATAATATCTAACTGCGCTTCTAACTCTTTATCTTCTTTAGCAAGTTCTCTACGCTTATCTCGAATCTTGACGTAAATCTTTACTAGTTTCTCTGCGTTTAGTTCTT